ACAACGCCCTCCCCCCACATGATAAACCTATCTTCTACATTCCTTTGACTCAGCAAGGTCCTAATGGGGTATTCTTTTGATTTAGGGTCAAATTCTGCTACCCAGTCGAGTGTTCTGTTTTCCATTGTTTTATACCATTAGCCTTAATACGTGTTGACAAGGGTCTCCGCCGTCTTCCCATTCTTGCTGTTCTTCTTCGCCCATAGCTGGGTCAATGTCGTGGGTATTACAGAATGGTTCTGAAATCCACCCCTCGTCAATGCCTTTTACGATCCATTTTCCAAATTCTTCTTCATTAATCATTCTTCTATTGTAGCCCATTCTTTTTTATCTGTCAACACATAGCCAATGGACTCTGTTATTGCAACACCAATAAACTTGTTAAGATTTTCTGGGTCTGACAAAAATTTTGCCAGCTCGTTGTCAGAAATCCCAGTCTTCATCAACAGTAGATTCTTGCTTAGCAAGTACATAGCTTGAACCGCTACCGCTGAAGAAGTCGTGGTTCTCATCTCCATTGGGAGATAGGGCAGAAAGAATAGCGGGGCTAACCTCTGAAGTTTCTTTAGGAAACAGTGGGTCATACCCTAAATTCATCAATGCCTTGTTTGCGTTGTATTGCAAGAACTTTTTAACATCTTCTGTCAGGCCTAGTTCGTCATACAGCTCTGCCGTATACTTGTTCTCGTTATCATACAACTCCATAAGAAGGTTATACGTGTACTCTTTAAGCTCTTCCTGGCGTTCCTGTGTCTGCTCCGCTAGTGCTAGCTGATACTTATACCCGATATAATAGCCATGTACGGCTTCGTCTCTGATGATGAGTCTGATCATGTCTGAGGTATTAGTAAGCCTAGACCTTGAAGATAGGTACATGGGCCAATAGAAACCAGAATAAAACAAGAAAGACTCTAGAAGAGTAGAGGCTACTTTTCTTTTTAGTGGGTCATTCCCGTCATACTTATCAATGATAATTTCAGCTTTCTTATTAAGGTAGGGGTTTTCAATACTCCACCTGAAAGCTTCATCAATTTCTTCCGTGGAACAAAGAGTAGAAAAGATGGTGGAGTATGACTTGGCATGAACGCTTTCCATAAAAGCAATGTTTGTAATCACTGCCTCTTCGTGTGCAGTTCTAGCATCTGGCATTAGGGTCATGGCACCAACAGTACCCTGGATTGTGTCCAGAAGGGTAAGGCCTGTGAAGACCTTCTTTGTAGTGCTTTTTTCCTGTTCGGTTAGTGATGCCCAGGACTGGATGTCGTTAGATACTGGCACCTTTTCCGGTAACCAGAAGTTGGCTGTTAGCCTGTTCCAAACATCTAGATCGATTGGGTCTTCGACCCTGTTCCAATTAATTGGCTTTACAATCTTAGTCATTATTCTCCTCGGTGCAGTAGTTACATCTTTCACTAAATCCTTTAAGGTTTATGTGATATCTTACGTGAGCACTTCTAGCACTCCTTGGTCTTGGCCTACCTTTTTGGGCTAAAGACATTTTAACTCTTGTCTCTTCTGACACACTCTTGCCGTAGTTGGGATTGCCCTCTCCCATTCTTGCCTCAGAAAGCTTCTGCTTCGCTTCTTCTGAAAGCTTTCTTCCATAGGCTGGGTGGTCTGGGCCAAACTTTCCATAGTTAGGATTTTTATCCCCAGTTATAGAACCTTTTCTTTCTTCAGACCATCTTCTTTTTTGTATCTCTGTGTGTCTGTACCCAGTCGTCCCCTCTCCCCCTTCGGTGAGATTCAGAAGCCTGTCTCCTCTATCTTTAATTTTAGCTATCCATAATTTTTCAAGATCTTGCAATTTTTTATCTTCCGACTCTTCCAAAACAATCATCTCTATATTGCTCAAGCCTTTTGATCGAATCCACCTATAGATAGGCAGGTTTTCTCCTCTTTCTGAGCTATTCTTGTGAGCAATATATCTATGTTTAAGGTTTATCGTTTTTCCAATGTAGCGATACTCTTGGCTATCTTTCAATTTAAATGCATATATAAATCCCATACATTTATTATAACATGCAGCTCAAAGCTGACAGCTGACACATTCTTTTACATCTGTTCCTTCTAGGGCTAGCTGCCGAATCCGGATATAATAAATTGTTTTGATTCCTTTTTTCCATGCATTAATCTGTGCACGGTTTACATCACGAGTCGTTGCCGTGTCCTTAAAGAATAGAGTAAGGGATAGGCCCTGGTCTACGTGCTGTGTTGCTGCTGCATATGTATCTATGATTTTGTCTGGACCAATTTCATATGCATCCTGAAAGTATTCCAGGTTGTCGTTGGTCAGGAACGGTGCTGGGTAGTATACACGACCAAGCTTTCCTTCTTTACGAATTTCAATTTTAGAAGCAATGGGATGGATAGAGCTAGTACTGTTATTAATATAACTAATTGATCCCGTTGGAGGTACCGCCTGTAGGTTCTGGTTATAGATTCCATACTTCATTACGGACTTCTTAAGTTTTTCCCAATCACTTTGTGTAGGGATATCTATGTTTGAATCTTTAAATAACTTAGCAACCTTCTTGGTAGCTGGCTCCCACTCTGATAAGGTGTACTTATAAAAGTATTCTCCGCTAGCATACTTTGAGTTTTCAAAGTTATCGAATGGACTCCCCGTCTTTTTTGCCATCTCGTTGGATGCCTTGATTGCATGGTACACAATGACGTAGAAATACATATTGGTAAAGTCAAGCCCCTCCTCAGATCCATAGTGAATCTTTTCTTTACCAAGGTAACCGTGCAGGTTCATTTGACCAAGACCGATAGCTCTTGACTTCTTATTACCCTCGGCAACAGACATAACAGATTCGATGTAACTAAAGTCGGCTACAGAGGTGAGTGCTCTGATGGCTACAGAAACGGTCTTGCCAAAGTCTGGAGAGTCCATGGCCTTAGCAATATTCAAAGAGCCAAGATTACAGCTAATGTCTTTGCCTATGTGGTCGTAGCTAAGGTCTGCATTGTAGGTAGTCGGTGTGTTTACCTGCAAGATTTCAGAGCAAAGGTTTGACATGTTGATCCTGCCCTCAATGGGGTTGGACTTATTCACTGTGTCTTCGAACACAATGTAAGGATAGCCTGACTCGAACTGTAGCTCTGCAATCGTTTGAAAAAGGCTACGAGCATTGATCTTTTTCTTTTTGATCTCAGAGTTGTCTACCATCTCCTGATATTTTTCTGTAACAGAAATGTCAGACATTGGAACGCCGTACACCCTCTCTACATCATACGGAGAAAAGAGGTACATATCTTCATTAGCTTTTGCTAGTTCCAGTGTAATGTCTGGGACAACTACCCCAAGACTTAGGGTTTTGATCCTAACCTTTTCGTCTGCATTCTCTCTCTTGGTGTCTAGGAACTGTAGGATGTCTGGGTGATGAGCATTAAGATATACCGCCCCAGCTCCCTGCCTAGCCCCTAGCTGATTAGCATAGCTAAAGCTATCCTCTAGCAACTTCATGACTGGAAGAACACCAGAAGACTGATTCTCAATCTTTTTAATGGGTGCTCCGGCTTCACGTAGGTTGGTTAGGTTAAGTGCTACCCCCCCGCCTCGCTTCGACAACTGCAAAGAAGAGTTAACAGCACGAGCGATAGACTCCATGTTATCTTCGATGCGAAGCAGGAAGCAAGATACAAACTCGCCCCTCTGCTTCTTGCCCGCATTAAGGAAGGTTGGGGTAGCAGGCTGGAATCGCCCAGAGATTATCTCTTCTACGAGATCCTGGGCAAACTTTTTATCTCCTCCAGCTAGCATCAAGGCGTTCATGCAAATCCTGTCCTCAAATCTTTCGAGGTATCGGGTGCCATCGAAGGTCTTTAATGCATAGCTGGTATAAAACTTATACGCACCCAAAAATGTTTGGAAGCGAAACTTGTGTGAGTATGCTTGCTGGAACAAGTCCTTAATAAAATCAGATTCATACATGTCCAACACGGACTCGTCGTAGTACTCGTTCTCTACAAGATAGTCAAGCTTTTCTTTTAGGCTGTGGAAGAAAACTGTATTTAAGTTAACATGGTCAAGGAAGTAATGCTTAGCTGCTTCCTTGTCTTTGTCAAACTGAATCTTTCCGTTCTCATCGTAGAGATTGAGCATTGCGTTTAGTTCGTGATAGCTGTAGTCATTGTCCATAAAGCAGCGTTAGCCTTTCTTTTACTTTTTTTAGATCTTCCTGTGTGCCGAATATTTCTACCTTTGCAATGACTGGCACCCCTGTCTTTGCACTAATTAAGTCTGCGGCTTTGCAAAAATGCTCACCAAAGTTTCTGTTTCCAAAACCGACCACCCCCTGAAGAAGGTTACGATTTTCTTTTATGTTTAAAAAAGATCGTACTTGTCTGGGTATTGCTGTTCTTCCCTCGCCACCGCCATAAGTAGGTACAAAAAGAACATAAGGCTTATCGAGGGTAAGGCTACTACCACTATTCCAATCAATAGGAATATTAATATTGGGTCCATCTAGTCTCTCCACAAATCTCTTAGTGTTTCCAGAATAGTTTGAAAAATAAACAACATCAATTGGTAACATCCATTATACCCTCTCTTTACGCCAAGAACATCAAAGTTTGCTGAAAGAATGCCCTGCATCTAGATAGCCCCAAACTGTTCCAAGTAGTTTTTTATATCTTCAGTCATCTCTTTAGGTTTATAGTTTATCACATTGTCTGGCAGATCTCCAACTCGAACCTTCGGCCTGTCCCTGAAAGTGTGAATTTCCACTTCCCCAAAACTTTCTCTTGGGGTGTGGGAGATTGCTCCAAACACTGCGCCGCACACTGCGTCTGCAAGGTCTTTAGAGCTTTTGCGGGGGTGATCCACCCTATTATTTCTCATTATTTTAAGTTGTGTTAATTCCTCAAACAAAAGATCAATTGCTGGCATGGCTAACCGATCTTCATAAATAAGCATTGCCATATCTTCATAGTGCTTTTTAGCTACAGACACAGTCTCGGTCCTAATCCCAACAGACTTTAGCTCATTCTGTATATCAAAGGATTGCCATCGGTCAAAACTAACCATCCCAAGGTCAAAGCCCTGTCTCCTTAGGTTTTGAATCCATTGCTTAACTTCTGAAAGGTTTACTGGCCCCTCTACCCTGGGTTCCCACCAGGCAACTGCATCTACTACAACCACTGGCACCACTTGTTCGTAATCCTTCATTACCTGGATACTTACCCACTTATCTACGTGAGCAATAG